AGTTTTAGAACGATAGGTGAAACAAGCACGAAAGCAGATAAAGCACAAAGCAAAGATATTGCTAAAAGTGTAAAGATTTCAAGCTATGAAAAACAGAAAGCCCACGAGAGAGCAACAAAGTAAAAGAAAGGGGAGCCAGTCGGCTCTCTTTTTTTTTCAAAAAACACTCTCACTCTCACTCTCACGGGGCTATTAAAGAAAATTGCTTTCGGGGGCAGGGGAAATTTTAACTTAAATAAAAACAAAACAACATGAAAAATTATTTATTACTTACATTATTAATAGCCATGAATTTATTATTGGTATTTGTTTGTTTATCCTTACAACCTTTTACCCCAACTGAAACAACTTTTGCGTTCTTTATTTTATGGCTCTGCTCATCGTTCTCAATCGGATTGATTGTCGGGGAAATCAAAACGGAAAAACACACTCATAAAAACTAATCCTTTAGGGGAAATTTTAACTTAAAACAAAAAAACAATTACTATGGAGAATTTATTTATTGGCAACGAACTTTGCCACTTGTTAACACAAGCAAAAGATATTAAAGAAACAAACACAGGTAATTTATTGCGAAGGTTTGCTTTTGAGAGCGTTGATTTATCTTCTTGGTTAAACAAAGGGGAAGAAACGCCAAACTATTTAAACATATCTAAAGATGAGATAGGTAAAATTTCTTACGCCACCCAAAGAAGAATACAACATTTTTCTTGGGAAAGCGAAGAAGACATTTACGGAAACCACACTCACAGATTCAAAGCAAAAGTAGGGAAAACTTTAAAGAAGATATTTCTTCCTGCCGTTCTTGAAGAACAAAAAGTTACGCCACAAGATATAGAAATATTTGTTGACCAATTAAAAGCGTTAACGGGTAAAACGGAAGATGACTCTTTTGATTCTATGAAAATTACACAAGACTTTCAATGGTACGATGAATGTAATACATCGGAAAGCGCACAAGACGGAAGCGGAAGTTTAGGAGAAAGTTGTATGCGATACGATACTTGTTATCACGATGGATATTTTCAAATCTATGATGATAATTGTTCTATGCTAATAAACAAAGATGAAGATGGATTAGTAGACATGAGAGCTTTACTTTGGGAAACCGTTTGCGGTAAAAAAATAATGGATAGAATTTACACAGATGAAAGTTTCAAGGAACAAAGGTTCAAGGCTTGGGCGAATAAAAAAGGGTATATATATAAGGAAAAACAAAGTTACAACAACAAGATAGATTTTGTTTGCAAAGGGGAAGAATTAAAAGACAAAACTTTCTTGGTGGAGTTATCTGAAAGTCTTGATGAGTATTCAAGGTTTCCATACATGGATACTTTTACTTATGCTTTTGAAGATGATGATACTTGGTACTTAACAAACAATCCAAAAGGAGTTTACCACACTCACGGGATTACAAGGTTTCGTAAATTTGAATGTACAGACGGAGATTATGGTCATTTTAATTTAAATGAGTTGTTTGTTTTTCAGTTTGTTGATGGTAAGTTAGACTTAATTAAAGATGTTTCTGCTAACGATAATTACAGGACTGAATTTATTTCACACTCAGCGTACCACAAGGGAAGCTCTTTGTGTTCTTTATTTGAAAGACACTACACACAAGATGAGTTAGACTTAGGGTTTGAGATTACTTTTACTTTAGATAATTTCAAAACCACAGAAGATAATTACGACAGGGTAACTTGGGCGAGAGATGAGTTCGGTAAGCGAAAACTTTGCCTTAATTCAGAAGTAGTTAATTGTAGTAGCTCGGGAGATGGTTACATTAATACGGTTAAAATGGTAGAAACATACGACGGGTATAAATGTGCAGAGATAAATACTTACAAAGACCACAAGCAAAGAATTATTCGTAGTTCTGATGCTCGTTTAGTATCTGTTCGGGGTAAAATAAAAATAATGAGCAGAAACGAAGAAGAACTTTGCGAAACTTTTGACGGAGTTGCACGACCTCTTTCAGAATGTGAGTACATACATTTCGGTAATCGTTCACACTATTACTCATCTGTTATTCACAAAGATTTAATTAAAGTGTTGAAAGCTGAAGATATTAAAAGAGATAAAGCGAGAGGGCTTTGGCATACTATCACACTCAAAGGATTAAAAGAGGGTATTGTTGATAGAAGAAAAAAATACTAATAAACAAAAACAAAACAAAAATGAATTACAAAGATTTAAAAAGTAGTCTTGAGGAAGTTCTTAGTACTCAAGCTACAAGCTACGATTATGGGGATACTATAAATTTCCTTATAGATAAGTGTTATGAATATGGTGCGGATAATGTAGAGATTGATGCACACGATAATTTGTATGTAACAAAGGGTAAAGCAGAGGTTTTTCCTTGTGTTGTTTCTCATACAGATACAGTTCACGATATATACAAAGGTTACGAAGTCTTAGAACAAAAGGGTAACTTTTTCGGGTTTGATAATTCAACAATGAAACAAGTTGGCGTTGGTGGAGATGATAAAGTCGGGATGTTTATTTGTTTGCAGATGCTCAAAAAGTTTAAGAACATAAAGGTTGCTTTCTTTGCACAAGAAGAAATTGGTTGCGTGGGAAGTAGTCAAGCAGATAAAAAGTTCTTTGAAGATGTTGGGTTTGCTTTAGAGTGCGACAGAAAAGGTAATAAAGATTTTGTTCAAACATCATCGGGAGTAAAAATGTTCGATAATAAATTCAAGGACAAAATTATGCCTGTTCTAAATAAATTTGGCTATTCAGTTACAACGGGAGGTTTAACTGATGTTCACGAAATTTCTCAAGACATGGGCATCTCTTGTGCAAATATGTCTTGTGGGTATTATAATCCACACTCAGAGTACGAATATGTTAGTGTAAAAGATGCGATAAATACTTGTCGTATGGTTTCTAAACTTATAGAATTGTTAGGAGAAAATAGCTACCCTCACAAAGCAGTTGATGATTATTCAAGTGGCTGGGGCTATGGTTACAGCTCTTATTATGGATACGGGGTAAGTACTTACAAATCAAAACCTGTAAAGAAAGTAAAAAACGACACTAAGAAGTTTAGCAGTTGTGATATGTGCGGGGCAATATCTACTGATGGATGTGATTTCTGCACAATGGATGATACGAAAGAAAAAACAAGGGCTTGTACTTGTGGTGGAGAAATGACTAAACATAAAAGTGTTCACGGAGATTATCATCATTGTAAAGAATGTGGTTTTTACGAAGAAGTTTCTGACCACACTCAATTTTAAAAGTTTGTTTTGTTTTGTTTTTAAGTAGGGGTATAGTTAAATGTGATTATACCTCTACCTAAAAATAGGTAATATATAACAAAGTTTATAACTATTAATATGTAAAGTTATGTTTAGAAGTTGTTTAGTAAATCAAATTATTATACATTGCAAACGCAAAGGTAAATCTTTGCTTGTATGCAAAAGGTATCTACAAAAATACTACGGGATAAAAACCACACTCACAACCCTTAAAAGAAGACTTATTCGGCTAAGAATGTCGGGTAAAATAAAAAGTGGAGAGCCACACTCATAAAGGGGGATTTCTTTAGGGGAAAATATTTATTAGACCTCTATATAACGGACTCGGATTTCTTCGGGCAAAAAGGTTTATCTGCTTATAGTTAATAAAGCGTGAGGTCGGGGGGTTTGATTTAGCCTTTTCATTGGCGCTTAAAGATATTCAAAGAATGACTGATAGGAAAGACTATTTATTTTTTAAGAATACAAATGGATACAAGAATAAAAACAGGTAAACTATGAATGAATTTAACAAAAGTCAGAAGAATAAAAAGATGGCGAGATTTCTTCACGAAAGAAAAGCCGTAACTAAAAAACCAAACCTTCTTTGGAAAGGTAGAGAACAAGAATGGGCAAAGGAAAAATATCAACAAAAATTAAAAGAAAAGGAGGAAAATGAAAAAAATGGATTAGTAACAAAGTCTATGTTTGAATTACAGTTCGGATGGAAAGACCAAAATGATTGGTATATTTACGACAACAAGACGAGTAATAAAAAGTATTTTAATAAGTATGAGCACTATAAAGGCACTTATGCACAAAAAGAAAGAAGATAGTTATGGGATATAGAAGTGAGGTACATATAGCAGTACCAAAAAAAGACGAGGCAAAGTTAGATGCTATAATGGATGAACACAAACTACTTTGTGATATTGATAAAGAAAAGGCTAACAGAGGTTGGTCTGCATTTAATAAAGTAGACTATGATGGCTACGCAGTTTATCACGGGAATTGGTTAAAGTGGTATCCCGAATATAATGATGTAAAAGCAGTAACATCATTTTTAGAAGATGATGAAACAGGTGCGGAAAGGCTTATGGTTTGTATTGGTGAAGATAACACGATACACTCAGAAGTAGGAGATTATTGGGATGTATTTTGCGTTAGTATGACAGTTCATGTTGATTTAAACGAAAGTAAATAAAAAGTTATGAGAGAAACACATAAAACAAGGTTAATTAAATACCTTAAAAACTACGGAAGTATTACATCAATACAAGCAATACAAGACTTGGGTAATACAAGACTTTCAGCAACAATATTTGCGCTTAGAGAGTTGGGTTGGAGTTTTGAAACTGAAGATATAAAAGTACCTACAAGGTGGGGAAGCACCACAACTGTAACAAAGTATTCTTTAAAAAGTGTTGAGAATTAAAATAAAAACACTATATTTGTAATGCTAATTTAAACAGGAAATTATGGCAAAGAAAACAAGTAATTTATCGTTTTGGGAAAGTGTACAGACTACAGACCCAAACTTTACTAAAGAAGTAGGTTTCGGTAGGAAGTTTACAAGTATCAACGCACAATACCAAGTGCGAGAATTAACGCGAGCCTTTGGGAGATTTGGTGAAGGTTGGGGGATAAACAACGAGCAATTCTACACGCTAAACGGAATAGAAGGCTTGGTATGTTATCAAGCAGTCCTTTGGTATATCGTTGATGGAAACGCGCACCAATTCGATATAAACTCATCCATATCCAGCCACAATGGTAAGGGTAAACTCGATGACGAGTGTTTCAAAAAAGTATCTACAGACGCACTTACCAAAGGAATATCTAAATTAGGTTTTAACGCAGATATTTTCTTGGGAATGTGGGATGATAATAGGTACGTTAATCAAGTTCGGGAAACGTTTAAAACGAGAACTAAACTTAGCGAATCTCAATTATCTTCTATGATAACTGCGATTAGTTCAGGGAAAGGTGATGTTGTAAAATCTCGAATGGGTGATTACGAAATTACAAAAGAACAATCACAATCACTCAAGGAAGCTTTCGATGCAGTTAAGTAGCGGGGATGTTAAGACGGCTCTGATAGATGCAGATATTATGCTTTATCGAGCCGCTTGGAAACACGAAGGCGATGACTTAGAAAACGCTTACGAAACTATTGATGCGATGTTTGAGCATATTTTTTATGTTACAAAGTGCGCAAGCTACATAGGGTTTCTAACGGGTAAATTTAATTTCAGAAAAGACTTAGCGAAAACAAAGGTTTATAAGGGAAATAGAAAAGATATTCCCATGCCTGAACATTTCGATGCTATAAAAGAGTATTTGCTAAATACTTGGCACTGTGAAATTGTTAATGGTTTAGAGGCTGATGATGCTTTAGGAATATGTCAAACTGAAATGGATGAAACAATTATTTGTAGCATAGATAAAGATTTACTACAAGTAGAAGGACTTCACTATAATTGGAATAAAGGGGAAGTAATAAAAGTTTCTGAAGATGATGCTTGGTATAAATTGTATCAACAAACTTTAGCGGGAGATTCTACAGATAATATAGTAGGAATACCTCGCGTTGGCGAAAAGAAAGCTACAAAAATACTTTCAGAGTGTTTTTCTTCTCACGAAGCCTCAATGGCTACAATGAACGCTTACGGAGAATATTACAAAGATGATAGCCACTTAACTATGTTTAAAGAAAACTTTGATTTAGTTAGAATATGTACATCATCAGGGGATAGTAGACTTAAAGAGAAGTTTGTTCTTCCCGAACCTCATTATGTTTTTTAACAATAAAAGATTATATTTGTAAAATGAATGGAGATGAAAAAAGAATACGAGAGAAAATATTAAAGGGTTTAGTTGAAACTAATGATGCAGTAGTTATTATAATAGGGAACTATGTAGATAACGAAAGTTTAGAGTTAGACTTTGCTGTAAATACGAGAGAAAACGAACTCTTTGAAATATTTTTAGAACTATTTAAAAATTCAACGCTAAAGGATGAGGCAAGAAAAGCCCTGCTTTATTCTGACTACGGAAACGAAGACGCGGATTCAAGTGGCTTAAATCAATTACTTAATTAATTACTATGCAAAATGCAATTAAGGGGACTCTTTTGAAAGTCCTAGAAACAGAGACAGGAACAACTCAAGCAGGAAAAGATTGGAATAAAAAATCTTTCGTTGTTAAAACAGAAGATAAATACCCAAAAGAAGTTTGCTTCACATTGTTCGGAGAAAAAGTACCTATGTTAAGTGGTCATCATATTGGGGATATGATTACTGTTCACTTCAACTTATCTTCGAGAGAATATAACGGGAAGTATTACCACAACATTGATGCTTGGAAGATTGATTCTGAAACAGAGACAACAGGAAAATCTGAATGGAAGTCTGCTAAAGATTCCTCTGATTTACCTTTCTAATTCCCCCCGTGATTTTTTATTTTTCATGTAGAGGGGGTAATCCCCTCTCTACTTTAACTACTTTAATTTAAAACTATGTCAAAAGGAGTAAAAATATCTCAAAGCGAGATAAACAAAAGAATTAAACAAGTAACTCAAGAAGCTGAGTTTAGGTTTAAATGTATAGAGTTAGCCTCTTCTTTTTCTAAAAAAACTGAGGATTTGCTATCAAATGCAACTACTATATATAACTATGCGTTTCATATAAACTCTGATTTATTAAAAAAACAAAAAGAGGATGAGTCAAAATAAAACTATTATGTGGGGCTTTGAGGAACCTGACTATATCAGAGCTGAAAAGCATAGAAAGTTTCTTATAAAGCAATATAATAGAAATAGACCTTTCGATGAGCACGTTCATACTATGGAAGATTTGAATAGGGCTCTATTAACAAACGAGATAAATAATTTGAAAAATGGAAATAGTTCTAACAAAAAGACAGGAACTTGATTATGGGTTAGAGTTTATATCTGAATTAGTTGGGGTATCATCCCTAGATATAATGGGGAAAACAAGGCTTCGGGATGTTGTGGTTGCGCGACACTTCTTAAGGTATTATCTAAAGAGAAAATGCTACTTTTCATATTCAGAAATAGGCAGGATGACAAACTGTAATCATGCGACTGTAATACACTCAGTAAAATATGTTGAAGATTCTGCAGAATACGATAAACTTTATAGGTTATATAAGGATAGTGTAGATAGGGGTGTTTTGAAAACAAACTCAAATATTAGAGTCGGTATTTCAAGAATATTAAACGCTAGAAGGTCTAATGAGTTTAAGTGTAACGCATTAATATCATTATTAAATGAAACAGTTTCAGAAAGAACAAAAGAACAGGGGTCACTCTAGGCCTGTTGTAGCTGTTTGTGTTGATGAAACATCAGACAGTTATAAGGAAATTATATGGTTTGGTAGTGTTCGCAGTTGTGCAAAATACTTAGAGAGAAACCCTGCGGCAGTTACAAAGGTTTGTCAAGGCGCTTGGCACACTTGCAACAACCACAAAGTTTACTACGAAGAAGATTAAGAGAAAAAACACGGGAAGCTTGTGAAAGCGGATTGGTAAAAAGAAAACTATGAACAGAGATTTTAAGGGAATATGGATACCGAGAGAGATTTGGGTGTCCAAAGAGATTTCTATGCAAGAAAAAGTTTTCTTAGCTGAAATACACAGCTTAGATAACGAAATGGGTTGTATAGCAAGTAACGCGTACTTTGCTGAGTTTTTTCAGTTGAGTAAATCTAGCGTAAGTCGTGTAATATCATCACTATCTAAAAAGGGGTTGATAAAAGTGCACTTGGTTTACAAAGACAATAAAGAAGTTGATAAAAGAATAATCAGGTGCTGTAAGTATGGTGACAAGGAAATTAAAGAGGTGAAGAAAGAAATAAAAACTTCATCTGAAACTTTACTGCCTGAAGGTTTTGCACCTAAAGTTATTGATTACTTAAACGAAAAGGCTAACAGGAGAATTAGAGTTGGTTATCCTATAAGAAAATTAATAAATGCTAGATATAAAGAGGGTTATAATTTAGAGGATTTTAAGCACGTTATTGATGTTAAGTGTTCTCAATGGATTGGTACGGACTTTGAAAAGTATTTAAGACCATCTACTTTATTTAATGCAACAAGGTTTACTGAGTATCATTCAGAAAAACTAAAGCCTACAAACAAGGATGTAAGCGAAAATATTACTAACTCTCAAATAGGCTTTTACGATGTATAAGATTAGTAACAAAGATGAGATAAAAAGGTATGCAGGTAATATATTTAGAAATGGTCTTCCCAAAGGAGTTTCCACAGGAATACCAAACCTAGACCCTCACTATAAGTATAGAAAAGGGGAGTTGGATGTTATAATGGGATTAGCAAACATAGGAAAAACAACAACAATGTTTTATCTTATGCTTAACGCTTCAGTTCGTTATGGTTGGAAGTGGCTTTGTTATTGTCCTGAAAATGAACCCGTAGGGGATATGATTTCTGATATTGCTGAAATGTATGTAGGAAAAAGCGCTGACAAAGATAGGAATGATAGAATGTCTGCTAATGAGTTTAGCGATGCTATTGATTGGGTATTAGACCACTTCACTATCATCAGTTTTAAAGAACAACCTTCAGCAAATCAAGTTCTATCTGCTTTTGAAGAACAAATGGAACACGTAAAATATGATGGCTGTTTAATAGACCCGTTGAACGACTTAAGAGTGGAAAACGGGTTTAGTAAGTATGACTATTATTATAATATGCTTTCAAACATAAGAAGATTTAAGCAGAAGCATAATGTAAAGTTTATACTAACAACGCATGCAGGTACGGCTGCGGCAAGAAAAAAAGACGATGCAGGCAGAATTCCCGCACCCTCAATGTATGATGTTGAATTTGGAGGGATGTTCGCAAACAGAACCGACAACTTTATAGTTATACATAGACACTTAAATAGTCAACAATGGGATACAACAGAAATTCATGTAAGGAAAATAAAGTTTCAAAAGTTAGTAGGGTTACCAACTCAAGAAGATAGTCCTGTTCACTTGAAATTCTCACCAAAAAGTTGTAGATTTACATACCTTAATACAAGTCAAGGAGGATTATTTATAGACCCTTTGGTTGGTTTAAGTAAAAACAAGGAATCAAAAGTAGAGATTAATTTTTAACAGATGTGATGGAGAGTTTTAAAGATTTGGTCGTCTGGACTCTCCACGCTTCTTAAACAAAATAACATGGGAAGACTTAAAGAATTTTTAATCAACGAGCAAATGCGTATTACGGGTAATTGGCGAGAGCAAGACCACGCGGAGTATTTGACTTGGAGAAATCAATTAGAACAAGAAGATAAAGTTTGTTATGAAGGAAAATCTAAAATCTCAAGAAGAGATAAACAAGGAGATAGCAAGAAAAACTTGGGATAGTTGGATTATAGACTCAGTAGAAACCGAAGAACAACCTGAATTAAATAACTATGGAGATAGCGGAAATGGCAATGCAGACTCTTAGGGAGTCGCAAGCAAATAACGAAGAAAATAACTTTATGCACGCATACTCAGATATGCTTGTAGAGGTTGATAAGATGAGGTCAGAACTCATAAATAGCGCAGGAAAAATAAGTTCTGAAATTTATGATAAAAAGGAAAAAAGAGTAGATGACTTAAATGATTGCTTGATTTTATTTAATCAATGCTTCTTTAAAATGATTTACTATAAACAAGAAATGGTTACTTGGAAAAAGAAAGCTTTGGAAAAAGAGCTAGAATTCGTTAACTTTGTAACTAAACAAATAGATAAATGAGTAAAATAGAATATAAAGTTGTTTCTAAAATTTTAGAACGTTCTAATAAAGGGTTAGATAAGTACGGAACTTCTATGGAAAGAAATGACTTAAGCACTTTACAGTGGCTTATACACGCTCAAGAAGAAGCTATGGATATGGCTATCTATTTAGAAAAACTTATAGATGAAGAAAAAAAGAAAGAGTGTAACAAGGAGTGCTGCAGTGAAAGCAGGGTTCCGAAGTGGACTAGAACATCGAGTTTGGAAGAACTTGAAGCAAAGACATGTGACGGGATGTGCTTACGAAGCCCTGAAGGTCGGTTATGTGATTCCTGCGAGTAACCATTCATATACACCCGACATAATACTCCCTAACGGGATAATACTAGAAGTCAAAGGACGTTTAGTAAAATCCGATAGAGATAAACATTTACTCATAAAGGAACAACACCCAAACTTAGATATTAGATTCTTATTTCAAAACGCTAACAACAAGATTAGGAAGGGAAGTAAAACAACTTACGCTCAATGGTGTGATAAAAATGACATACTATGGTGTGAGAAAATAGTACCTGACTCTTGGATAAGAGAAAAGAAATAGTATCTTTGAATATTCCCTGTTTATCTCTGCATAGTTGCACTTTAAATAGTGCGTGTAGCCCTTGCATTTGCAGGGGTTACTTTTTTTTATTACCTTTGCTTTGTTATGGAAAAACAATACCGACCTAGATTATCTCAATTTGAGTGGAGTTTAATTCAAAAATCAAGAGAATCACAATCACCATCCACAGGCAACGTCTTAGTTGTTGGAGATATTCATGAACCTTTTTGCTTAAAAGGATACCTTGAGCATTGCAAAGAGCAAATGCGAAAGTATCAATGTTCAGAAGTTGTATTTATAGGAGATGTTATTGATTCTCATTATAGTTCTTTTCACAAACAAGACCCTGACGGTTATGGTGCGGGTGAGGAATTAGATAGAGCAATAGATAAAATACAAATGTGGCATAACGCGTTTCCGATAGCAAAAGTTTGCATAGGAAATCACGATGCTATAGTTCGTAGAAAAGCTTTCGATAGCGGAATATCAAAAGTTTGGATAAGGGATTTTGACGAGGTTTTAGGTGTAGAAGGGTGGGACTTTAAAGAACATCATCATATAGGAGATGTTTTATATGTTCACGGAACAGGGACTTCAGGCAGAAACGCTGCAGCTAATAAAGCATTGCAGTTTGGGTGTTCAGTAGTGCAAGGGCACATTCACACTGAGGCCTCAGTAATATATAATGGAAAACATTGGGGTATGCAAGTAGGTTGTGGTGTAGATAGAAAAAGCTACGCAATGGCATACGCAAAGCACTTCGCAAAATCCTATAAACTTTCTTGTGGAGTAGTTCTTGAAAATGGAACGCTACCAATGGTTATCCCTTATTTAGAATCAGGAGCGTAAACTGTAGCTACAGCAAGAGCAACCATAACCAAGTGTTGCCAAGTAACCTCACCCGCAACTTCTATTTGATGAACTGCGGCTATAGCTATAACACCTCCAATAGTTCTTTTACTAGACCATTTACCGTTCTTATCTCTAAACATCTTAGGGATAATAAACGACATAATTTTAGCTCCTGTAGTAACCATTGGATTTATCACGGGTTTCTTTCCTTTTTTAATCTCTTTCGAGGCTATGTAGTCTTTTCTATTTTTCTTCCTTAGACCCATAGTTAGGAATCAAAAATTCTAAAACTTTATCTAGCTTACCAAAAACCTCATCATCTTTTACAGAAGGTGTTAATCTAACGATTACTTTTACTGCAGCCATGACAGCAACAATAATAGCAATAATATCTGTTCCGTTTTGTGAAATGTACTCAATCATAATTTTAAATTATAGTTATGTAAAATTCTTCAGGAAGAATACTTAACAATTTATCCATAGTATCTCTACTAGATGTAATGTCTATCTCCCCGTCTTTGTCTATATCAGCATAGTTTTTACCAACAGCTATACAACCTCTAAGTTGATAATGATAGTTTGCACTGTGTATTAAAACGTACTCCCTACCATCTACATCGTTAATTAAAAAATGCTCACCATGTCTTGCGGAAAATCTTGTCGTTACAACATACTCTCCACGAGGTATGCAAGATACACTTCTTTTGTTATCTTTCCAAGAAAGCTCTAATGTTTTACAAGAAAAGCACTCTTTAAGCTCGTCGTGAATAGTGAGCTTCCCTAATGTTGATTTACCTGTATCTACAAGCCTGTTTAATACAACTTTCATTACTTTGCTCTTCTAACTTTTTTAGCTAACTTTTTTCCGTAAGGAGCATTTTGTTTTCCCTTTGAAGTAGCCTTCTTCTTCTTCCTGTTCTCAGCAGCTTTTTGAGCAGGTGTAAGAGACTCTCTAACACTTTTAGGTAGGTATCTACCTCTTTTAGATTTAGGTTTCTTTTTATCTTTTTTAGAGACATAATCCCAATCTTGTTTAGTCCATTTTTTTAGACTTTTTTGTGATTTTTTTAGAGCCATTATTTGTAACCTCCTCCTGCTTTTTTATATTCTCTTGCAAGCATTTGAGCCTTTCTAGCAGACCACTGACCTGCGCGACCTCCTTTAGAGCCAGACTTTATTTTATTAAATAAACGCTTTCTCATAGTAGGCTTAGTATAGTTTCCTGCTTTATTTACTGTGCTTTTTTTCTTCATTACCACTTAACTTTATCAGCCCAATACGCTGCAGACATTTTACCTTTTGCTATATTTTTTGCGTGACGAGCTTTAAATGAAGCTCTTTTCTTTTTCATTCTATCAGACTCACCTTTTTTTGGCTTTCCTGCCGTACTAGCTCCTTGCTCACCAAACCTAATAGTTTTTACTTTGCCACCTTCTTTTGCTACAACAACGTGAGACTTTTTAGGATGACTAGGGGTTCGTTTAGGTTTATTGTAGCCTGAAACACCTGCTCTTTCTAGTCTTGAATCTTTCTTTTTAGCCATAATATTAAGATGATGTCCAATTATTAGAGTGTCTTGTTGCATAAATAGAAGCTTGAAACAATAAAGTTTCACCACCCGAACCACTATGACCCGTATTTTCTATTAACAACCATATAAGTTTACCTTCAGGAACTTTAACTGTTGTTGCAATATCAAAATCATAGCCAGTATCTATAATAGCGCAATCTACTACATCACTGCCAATTAAAGTTAAATTTTGAACATAAGTGCTTGTTCCGTCATCTTGGTCTGAATAATACATTTTTATAGTAACATCTCCTGTTGCTGAGGTGTTATGTATAGTTCCTCTGCAAGATACACCATAAAGCTCAAAAGGAGCTCTAAAAGCGTTAAAGGAGTTCATTGAGGGTAAGTTAGCTAGGTTAGTGGTATAACTTGACATTACTGTGTAACCACTTGTACTACTACCGTAATAATATCTACCTGCGGCACCTGTAGCTATCCTAGAGCCTCTATTTCCAACAATAACAAAAGACTTGTCATCTTTTTGAGTCCTTACAGACTTAACTAAAATATGCAAAAAAGCTCTTAAGTTTTCAGCAGTAATACCACCTTTTACATTTGTTTGAAAATTGTTTTCAATAAAGTAAAGTAAGTTATCTCTATCTTGTTGCTCATTACCTGTAAGAGCAGCAGAATCATTAGTTCTTCCTTGAGCTAAAAACTTTTGTTTATAACTTGCGGATGAGTCATTATAATCTTGAGGCATAGTTATTTTTTATTTTTACTTATTATTTGGTATATTTTAACAGATGTGTAAGCTATTGCTAGCACAAGTGAACATATCCTTAACCCTTGTTCTAAGTTGCTTAATGTTGAAACTAAAACAGCTCCACCATTAATAGCACTAACCTCTATAGTGTCTTTTATTTTAGCTATAGTATCGTTCATCTTTTTTATTTATTGAGCGGTATCTATTAACCTTATTTCCATAGGCTAATATTCCACCTAATCTAACAACATTATCCCCATTTAAATGCTTATCGTTTTGGTTAGACTCATATTCAGGGTAAACGCCGTTATTATCTTCATCATCTAACCATTCCATCATATCTTTTCTTAATATCTCTGCTTTTCTGTATGTGTCGTCTTTTAGTAAAGACATTTCAGAAGATTCAACAGGGTCGCTCCATTCGTCATCATTTGTTACGACTCCTGAAGATGTTGTATTGTATTGCATGTCATTTAAAATCTCGTACTTTACATATAAAGCAAGACATGGCTTAATATATTTATCAACTAAAGTAATTTCTTCTGCACTTGGAATAGGAGATGAGCTTCTATCTTGAAACTTTTCACGAAGAGTTCCCCAAAAATAATCTCCTAAGTGTTGTTTTAAGTGAGTTATTTCTGAAATAAGAATAATGTTTGAATCTATAATTGACTCATCCATATTTGAATTAGTCATAGCTATATCAACAACTTCTTGAGCTGTAATTAAATTAGGGTATTGTCTGTAATCAGTTTTCGCCATTTTGATTAGGGTTTACATTTGATAAATAAACATCTTCTAAATCAGGTCTTTCTTCTAGTCCTATTAAAGCCCTAAGCTCATTAATGTCAGCTATTTGTTTTATATCTATATCTGCAGCAAATCCTATAGGTGACTCAAACTGAACCTCTAATGAAGAAGCGTCTGTCTTTAAAACTTTTCCTATAGCATCTCTCATAGGCTTAAAAACCTGCTCAATAGTATCTTGAATAACAGTTCTCATAACTAAATCATAAGATATTCTAATCTCACTACCTGTGTTATTCATTTTACCGCTAGAAACTATACCTGATAACGCAGGTTGCCATCTATGGGCTGTAACAATGTTGTTTCTAGTAAGTTCTTGATACTCCATAAAGCTTCCGTCTTTATCATCTTTAAGTATCTGAACATTTGCTCCACCACCTGCTCCTGCTCCATCTTTTACAAGGAATAATATTTTACCATTATTACCTTCCCCTGTAAGCTTATCTTGAGCTAAAGATATTAATTCTTCAGCCTCATCATCACTCATTGAGCCATCTATTTCTATAATAGCAGATGGCATAAATCCATTTTCAAATTTAGAGCGATTATATTTTTGTATAAGATAGTCTATTTCTATAGAGCCACTTTCTGCTGCAGCTATATAATCAGGAATACCATATCGTTGAAATCCGCTTTCGTAATCCTTAAACATAATAATTGAGCGGCCATTTTTAAAATTAGGAAACATAGGCACTTTACGAACCTCTTTGTCTCCCAAATCATAGTAAGTCCAATCAGGATTAACATAAACAGACTCCATGTTTTTTCCAACACGAACCATAGTTGAGTCAACGTGATACATATTACAACCACCTTCGTATTCAACAAACTCAATATAGGCATTACCAAAAGTATAAAAATCATCTACAACTAAGCGAAATAAATTTCTTAAAGATTGACCTTTAGGATTAACTTCATTTATGTAGGATTGTATTTTTGAATTTATTGTAGTTATTTTACTACCCGCAGTATAAGTAGCTTTTTGAGATAAAATAGCCCTATGGGTACTAGACTTTCTTTTTAGTTCAGATAAGTATTGAGGAAACAAATTGTCATCACCAAACTTATAATATTCTTTAGTGGTTATGTTGTGTTGCCTTTCTAAAATATCAGGCATAGGAGCTAAATTGACAATGTCAAACTTTACTCTACCGCTTGCTTTTCTATTTATAGTAGATGTTGTAGAATTAGCAACAAACCTACCTTTGGAATCTCTTTCTCTTTTAGCCACAATAAATGTATAATGATTCAACAAATATAAGAAATTAATAGGCTACTTCCGTAGTTTCACCTATTAATATTACTTATATAAATTATTTTAAGCGTAAACTACTCTTTTTGGAGCTGTACCTTGAACGGCAGTTAGCTTTAAAGTAGCTCCATTTTTATCAGTTAACGCAGCTCCTGAGTCATACTCAATAGAGTCTATAAACAAAGCAAAGTCAGAGTATTGAAAGTTCATACCTGCACCTGTTGCAGCACTACCTTCGTCACCTAAAATTTGGTCTACACCAACTATATATCTAGCTTGTTTTAAATTATTTGAACTTGGCGCTGTTTCATCGTTAGTGTTATCATCAGTTTCATAAGGGCTAGCTGTTTCAAACTTATCATTCATACAAACCAATCCAACATAAGCAGTCCTTAAACCTGAACTTAACTTATTGTAAATGTCTGCAGTTAAATGAGGAACATAAAGCTCTAAAGTTATAACGTGAGTAGGAAAGCCTCTATCTTGATTAACAGAATAAGTCATCTTACTTTTTTCTCTTTCACACTTTAAAACATATTCCTCTTGCGCCATTCCATAATCTCCAACAGCAGGGTTTAATACAATCGTATTACCAACCGCATAGTTTCCTTGAAAGTCAGTACCACTATCTTCGTTGTGTCTATCTCCGTTTAGACATAAAACAACCCGCTCAACGCCAGGAACAACATCGTTGTGCATATACACCCCGTGAGTCCCTTGTAGTATATTAATTTCTCCAATCATTTTATTTTTATTTTAAATTTTATTATTAGAACTGAGCAGGGAAATGAGCCATAGTACAGCTAATTTTAACAGTTACACCGTTAGCATCAGCTAACGAAGTTCCTGAATCAAGCTCTAAGCTCTCTAAAACACAAGGAAAATCAGTTTCTGAGTTACTCACAGCTAAAGTATTATCAAACCCTAATAAATAAGGGTCAAGATTAGCGCCTGTATTTTCACTATAATCATCCCAAAGATATGCTTTTGCGAAAAACCCATTAGGAGCTTTCATTACAGACTCTAATGATTTTAGTCTATCTTTAGATAATTTAGGTACAAAACCCTCAACTACAACATTATATAAATTTAATGAGTCTGTTCTTTGTACGGAAACAGTCATTTTTGCTGACTCTTTTTCAAACTCAAAAGAATGAATTTGACCCGCAGCAGAGCTTAACACCCCCGTTGCAGTTTGAGCATTGTTATCTACAGCTAAGGAACAGCCTGTAGCTCCTACCTCAGCTATTTCTAGTAATTTTAAACCACCTTTAGCGAAGTGGTCTATATTTACTACTTCTACACTTTGTATTGGCATTTTTTCTTATTTTTAAAGTTAAAAAAAGGGAGCGGAGTAATACCCCAACCCCCTTCTATATTAATCATTATACTATTCTTACGTAGTTCTAAGAGCCTCAGGCGTGTAAACAACCGCTAAGCTTTTATCAGCTAATGCAGCACCTACCATGTAAGAAACTCTGAATCGATAAGCTTTAGCATCTAAAGAATACCATTGTTCAACTTGAGTTTCTGAGAAATCAGTTCCAACAATAAACGCATTTTGCGCAGTTAAAACAGCTCTGTGAGTGTTCTTAGTTGCTGTAGAAGCGTGAGCAGAACCGTTAATTCTAGCACCGTCAGATGATAATGAACCATCTTCATTGTCAGCAGCGATGTACTTGTCCCAATCTCTACGAACTACAATAGGAATACCTTTGTAACTCATAGGAGAACCTTGTACTAAAGCTCCAAAACCTGCAGCAGCGTATCCTGTACCTGCTAAGTAAGCAGCGTAGCTATCAGCAACATCTCCTGAAACGAAGAATACCATTTGTGACTCACGAAGTTCAGGAGTAGCAGCAGAGTAAAGGTTATCTAATATAGAAAGACCCGAGTTAGTGCTTCCTGTAGCATTATTCAATGCAGAACCCGAAGTTACGTTAGCAATATCAGTAGCAATTAATTGTTGGCCTGAATCTAAAGCTTTACCGCAAAGAGTAAAAATACCATCATACGAATCGTAGTGAGCGCCAGGAGCTAAGTTGTTACTTGTTGTGTTAGCAGTATGAGTAGAGTTTAACCAAAGTTGACGGTTGAAGTCAGCTTTAGCAGCTTTACCAATAATTTCCAATAAAGCCTGTTTTACAACAGAACCATCTATATTATCGAAGTCTGTGTTTGCACGCATCAACTGACCTTTAATTCTTCCGAATAAAGAGTTGGCGCGAAATTCATGCTCCATTTCCATTCTTTTAGGACTAATAGTTATAGCGCTAAAAGGAGTTGTAGATGAAGAAGCAAATTCTCCGTCGTTAAAGTCTAAAGTTGATTTGTCTAATTTACCGAAGTGGTCAATTTTAGTTTGACCTTTGATGTTCGGCATAATATCCATGTAATTCATGTAGTCCCCACCCATAAATAAAGGTGATATAATGTATTTATTTACATCATATTGGTCTACAGCAGGTAATTGTGAAGCGGTTGAACCGCCTTGAGCTATTGCCATTTTTTTTAATTTAAGTTACTTATTTATTATTACTTTAAAATGCTTTTCGCAAAGTCGCCCCATTCATCTTTAGGAGCACTCTTTGATGCTTGAACCTTTGGCTCGTTTTCAGCTAAAGTAACTGAAGGAGTCGCCTCTAGTTTTGATATTCGTTGAGCCATTTGCTCAAACTGAGTTTTAAACTCTTCTTTAGATTCGTTTGACTTTTCTTTTTGAACGCTTAGTTTCTGAGATAAAGAATCTCTTTCTTGAGTCAACGCATCTAATTGAGCCTTTAAGTCATTTACATTAACTTCCTCTTTAGGAGCTTCTGTTTCTGTCTGTGCGGTAGGCTCTACCTTTTCCTCTATTGAAGCAGTTTCTTCTGCTTTACCTACAATCAGGTTTTTAATTTCTGTAAACCAATTTGCCATAGTTTGTTCATCCATTTTACTCGCTGTTTTTAATTCTTCGTTTCCGAAGGTTGTTAATATATCTTCAGGAGTTTTGTTTGTAAACCCTGTCATATCATATTTTGCTACAACTACTACTTTCCCTATAACCTCATCAATAAAACCTAAATCAAGAGCTTCATCAGCACTAAGCCAAGTTTCTGTTTCCATCATAAGAGAAACCTTATCTTCTGATAATTTAGTTCTTTTAGTGTAAACGTTTAACATGGTTGACTCAACCTTTTCTAATGCGTTTATTTGTCTTCTCATTTGAGATTTATTTCCAAACACATTACTCATAGGTGAGTGAATCATAAACAAGCTGTTAGATGTCATCTCTATTTTATCTGCAGCTAGAGCAATTACAGTTGCCATTGATGCAGCTAAACCTTCAATCTTAACAGTTACTTTTCCTGTATAGTTTTTAAGGGCAGTATAAATTGCTTGGCCTTGAAAAACATCTCCGCCTGAACTATTTATATGAACAGTAATATCTTGACCCTTTAAATCTTTAAGGTCTTCTAAAAAACTTTTAGCAGAAACCCCATGAACACCTATCTCATCATATATATGAATATCTGTAGACTTTCCTTTAGCCTCTATAGTAGGTATTGCATACCAAGATTTTTCTTGAATAAATTCCATAATGCAAATATAAGTATTTAATTTAAATTAGTGTTGACATTTGTTGACACTTTGTCTTCATGTAATCATATACTATTCTTTGAACTTGACGAATAGATATATTATACTTATCTGATATGTCTATAAATATATGTTTTATTAAATCTGTGTCTTCTTTTTTTAAAGCGTCATTAAAATCTTTTCTGATTAAAAAATTTCTTACTAAAGTTCTATCAAGTAAACCTTTTTTTTGCAAATCTACTATCACAACTCTTGAATTTTGTCCACAAACATTAATAACTTCTTCTAATAAATCCATAATTAAAATCTAACTGATTCTTGTTTTACTTTTACTTTATTTTGAGTTTTATTTAAAGACTCAACGGGTAAAACGACATTAGTGTTTCCACCTATAACTTTTCCTAATAAACTGTAATCTATTAGTCCGTTATTATTTATATTAGGAGATGAAAAGGAAACTCCACCACCTGCTTGATTCATAGCGCTTAAAGCTCCACCAAACATAGCTGTAGACCTTTTATTTATTACAGCTTCACCGCCTTCTAGCTCTGCTACACGGCCACCAACCGCAAACATTTCTCCTCCTTGCGCGTGTGACTTACCATAGACTAAACCACCTTTAGCAAACTCTTGCTTTTCTATAGCAGCTAAATTTGATGCGTATCTAGCCATAGCTAACCCTGACATGATTGCATATTGAGATATGGACGCTCCACCAAAAGTTATACCCGCTAATGGATTTAATGCAGCGCCTATCGCGTGATTTGCAAGCTCCTGAGCTAAAGATATTCTAAGCATTTTCTTTTCGTGCTCTTTTCTTAAATTAAACTTTTCTTCCTCTATAGCTTTTTCTTTAGTTTTTAACTCTCTTTGATTTATTAAACCTAAGTCTGCTTGCTCTTGAGCTGCGGTTTGCTCCTTTTCTAAAGCATTTTCTTTGTTTGCTAATTGAGTTTCTGCATTAGCTTTTACAGCGTCAGCAATAACATCTAAACTCATTTTAGCATACTTTTCTTTTAATTTATTTTGCTCTAACTCTCCTGCAGTAACTTCTTTTGCTAACTTTATTCTAACAGCAGCTAAAGCTCTTTCATTTTTTTCTCTTTCATCAGCACTTTGTCCATCCACTTTTAATAAATCAATATAGTATTGCTCTTGCTCCTCTAATTTATAAATATTTAACTGACGATTTGTTAGCTCATTTTTTTGAGCCTCCTCTAAAGCTATGTCCTGAAGGTTTTTAGCTAAATCAGTAGACATTTCTGTTTGTGTGTCGTTATATTTTTTAGTATTAGACTCTAATATGGATATTTCTTTTTTTCTAATATCTACTCTAAGTTTAGACATCTGCTCTGCAATTCTTGTAAGCTCTCTAGCTGAAGCTCCTCCGTGTTCTTTATGATGATTTTCAAGGGCTTCAAGTTCAGCATATTTTGCTTTAGCAATAGCAAGGTTTGTAACATTTTGATATTGGTCGTTTTCAACACCCTCCATCGTTATTTCTTCTATTCTTTCAGCTAAATCTTTTCTTCCTTGAAACTCTCTTTCATTGTACTTTCTTTTTGATATAGTTTTTGCATTATCTAACTCCTTTTGTTTAGCTGCAGCCGCATCATCTTCCTCTTTTATTTTATCTAAAGATGCTTTGTAAGATTTAATCATATTAGCTAGCGTAGCGTTAAAGGGAGCTAAATCTTCTTTTGAAGCAACCATTTTCATGAATTTAATATCTTCAGGAGTAAACCCATCACCTTTAATCATTCTTTCCCTTATTCTTTCCATAGTTTTGACGCCATCTTCAGAAGACTTTAAACCTTCTACAAAGTTTTTTGCACTTTTTTTAGACGCTTCTGATTGAGCTTCTGCTAGTAAAAGCATATCGTGACCTATTCCTGCATATTTTCCCGCAAACTTTAAGAAAAAACTCTCAATTTTATCCATAGTGGATACCTCATCGCTTGATAAAACGTTAAAAAAGTTTGCCACAGCAGTTGCAGCGTTGTCAATAAAATCAGAGTCACCCATAGCAACCTTTAATCCTGTATATGCTGTGCTTAGTTTATCAAGACCCATTTGAGATGAATCCATGTTTTCATCTAATGCTTTTTGAAGATTAGCTGCAGTAATAGTTTCATCGTTCAACTCTTTTAATATCTGTTGGTATTGGTCTGCGTTATCACCTGCTAAAGAAAATATAGCTGTAAGACCACGAACATTTCCAAACATTTGTTCAATAATTTCTGGACTCTCTTTGTAAACCTTGTTTAATCTACTAAGAGTTTCTGTAAAACCTATTGTCTTCATTTCAGCAGCTCCAATAGGTATCCCATACTCTAAGAATAAGTCTCTTGACTCTGCGGCAGGTTTTTGCATTTGAGATATTGCAGCACGAAGAGCTGTAACAGTTTTAGCGGCATCAAGACCTGAACGAGTAGTAACAGCAATAGATGCGCCGAGCTCTTCTAAAGATATTCCTGATGCAGCAGCAAAAGGAACTACAACCCCTAAAGATTTAGATAATTCCTCTACCGTTGTAACACCAAACTTTTGAGTTGTAAATAAAATTTGAGAAACTCTAGCTGTTTCTGAAGCTTCCATCCCATAAGCATTTAAAACTGTTGTCAAACCTAATGTAGCAGACTTTAAATTAGTAACACCCGCTACAGCTAATGTAGATGCTTCATTTAAAAACTTAATAGCATTACCACCATTAACACCTGCAGATACAGCGTTAAACATAGCTTTGTTTACATCATCTAAGGCAAATCCAAAATCTCTACTAAGCTGTAAAGAACCTTTAAATAAATCACCTCTAAACAAACCTGTATCATCTGCAGACATAAGAGTAGTAACATTCTTTACTCCTTGTTCAAACTTAGCAAATTCCTTAACATTTGATATTAAAAAAGTACCAAGTCTTCTTAAAGCCATAACAGCGCCCGCTACGGAAAGACCCATAGCAGCCATAGCTTTTCCTGCAGCCCCTGCGGCTGCGCTATTTTTTTTCTTTGCAGCAGTATTTTGAGTTAAAGCAGTTATACCCTTTTTAACATGAGAAGTATATACTTTTTGTTGAGCAGTCAACCTTGTGAGTTTATCAGCTTGAGCTGCAGTAGCAGTTGTTTGACCTTTTATTTTTTTCTTAAGCTTATCAAGTTGGTTGTTTGTTCTTTGTAAACCTTGTTGATATTTTTGCAGCTTAGATACACCTTTTATATCAAACTGAATTGCGTACTTATCTGTTTTACTAGCCATTTTAATTTAATTATGAATTAGTTCCTGTTGTTGTCGCTAATATTAGCTCAACTTGTGTAGCCTCCCCTGAAAAGTTGTAGTCTACAATTCTACTTAATATATAATAATTTCCGTCTATGTGAATTAATTGTCTAAAGTTTATATTAGCAATATCAGTTGGAGTTAAGTGAACCTCTGCTGTTATTTTTTTATCTCTCAAAAGCATGCTGTCTATAAAAGACTTATGATAAACGTGAAACAGTCCACCCTCAAAAAAGCCTTCATCAGTTAAGCTACCATCTAAAGCATCTGAAAAAGTAACGTTAGGAGCTTCAGAGCTGAAAGGAGAATAAGAGGCTACCTCCATGTAATTATCCCTAGATATAGTATAGTGACCTTTAACTCCAAAAATTCCGTTATCAAACGAGGCGAAAGGATAAAAACGCCTTTCTATTGCCCAATAAATATCTTTTTCTGAAGAAACTGTTTGCCTAGACTTGTTTAATATAAACGCTAACTTATGCTGATGAGAATTATTTGGTCTAGGCTTCTCTTCAGGTATTGTAGGCGTTAAAGGGGAGTCGGGCTCGTGCCAAATTTTAGGCATAAATGTAGGCACGGGGTTAGGTCTCATGTTCTCGTATGCAGGACTAGATGGCGGTAATGGAGCAAACTCTCTTTGAAGAAAATAATCAAAATCCATTTTCATAGCCGAAAATATAGATAGTGATAAATCTTGCCATTTATCCTCTCCGTTTATATTTCTATTTGAGTATATTTTTTTATCACCAAAACCTCCACCATCAGAGCTAGACATTAAATTGTTAATACACCAATCACTAGAGTCTTCATTCATAGCGTAGAGTAAGTTACCTTTTATAAACCCATTCTCTTCAACGTTTACAATTAAAGCTTTTTCATCCCAATCTAAATAACCATAAGTACTTCCATTGAAGTCGTAAAAAGAGTTCAAAGGTTCAACTGTTATTTGTTGAGTTAACTCATTTGTAGCCCAAACTAAATTAAATATTTTAGATATTTCACTAACAAAATCTAATTGACTTACATCAGGTAAAACCTCTCTATATGATACGGTTGGACTAACATTATCATATATCATTGCGTAATACCCCTCCATAGGATTTCTATCTTGAGATAAAGACATTATTAAAACTGCTTCATTTATTTTAAACGAAGTTCCCCAAGACTGTATAGTGCTTACAATGTCTCCACCAACATTGTTCATAAAGTAAGTTCCTTCTCCTGAAGGTATACCTTCCATAGCTAATATAGCGTATTCTTTATCTGCGGAAAGGTATTGATTTATCTGCAAAGATATTCTAGTGTTATCATAACTATCTTCACCTAAATTAATTGCAGATTCATCCTTTAAGTCAAACATTAAAGCAGACAATCTATACTCGTCAATAAACTCATTACTATTACCCATTCCACTACTACCTAGCGTGCTATCAACTAACGCTACTGAAAAAAGTCTAGGGACAGCATCTGTTCCTTCAGCAGCCATAGTGCTCCAAGTACTGTAGGCAGGAGAAAACATACTACCATTAATATAGGTGTTAAAATCTGCGTTTACGTCAATCTGTATTGTGTAAAAACCACTTTGATTAACACTTATTACAGACCTAGATTGACCGTATGGGTCAGTAGAGTTTATTAAAGGGAACGTTTGTTCCCATACGCCGCCTACAAAACTAGAGCCTGATGTTGTTTGAGTCCCAAGAGTTGAGCCACCACCATTAACGTGGGTTTCATCAAAGTTTAAGAAACACCAATCAACATAGTATCTTTGCTCATCACCATTATTAGCCTTTTTCACTATACTTCTCATGCTAGGCCTTAACCCGTTTAAGTTACTTGTATTAGCTTCTTTTAGTAGTTGAAACATCGACTTCCTAGAATTGTTCATTCTAATGTTTAACTCAGAAACTTTAATATCGTCTTCGTGGGTTTGCATTGTAGGGGCTATACCTATTAATTTAGAAATAAATCCATTAAATTCAAACCCAAACTCATTACTCCACTCTTGATTAGTTCCAAAAAAATTACTATCTAAAGAGTAATTTATGTTGCTAAAAATTTCCTCTAACACAAGAAGTATTCTATAAGAGCACTTTATATTTGGCCAACCTGCAGCAACCCTATCAGGATTAACCTCTTCGGAAACTATAATTGGAGTCCAAGCCCCGTTATCAACTAAGGGAAATTGAAGTTGGTTTTGAGCGTTATCAAAAAGATTTGTATCCCACATACCCATAACTTGATAGTATTCACCTATCAAGTCTCTTAAATTTTTATTAGACAGGAAGTCAGCCCAAGAACTGTTTCCACCAACCATAGATAAGTTTAAGTAGTCTTCTCCGTGTTCAGAATACTCGCTTCCATCATAAAATAATTTACCATTAAACACATCTAAACCATGCGCTCTAACAGTACACTCTAAACCATTTACAAAAGAATTATCTTTTTTTGTGTTTATTTCATTTTGAAATAATATTGCCCTTTTATTATGAGATGTTGCAGGAACTTGAAGTGTTTTTGTGAAATTACCACTACCTTGACTTAGCTCTTCAAAGTTTTTATTAATAATATTTAAAGGAAACTCAAAGTCTTCGTCTAAATCTAAATTAATTGTTGTTGACTGAAGACCTGTTGGAAAGGTCGCCTGCATAGCTAACTCAGTTATAATTATATCTAAAGGCGTAGTTGAGTCAGGGGAGTGAAAGGTAAACTTAACAGTTGGATTAATAAGAAAGTTTACGTCTAATTCAGTGTTACCTGTATTCCTAGTTATTTGAGTAGTTCCTGCAGATGTAATTGTAGTGGTTAAAGGGCTTCCTGAAAAGTTATCTTTAACCTCAAGCTCACAACCCGTTCCCATACCCCAAACATTTACAAATAACTTAATGCTTCCTGCCCCCACTAATGAAGCCGCACTAAATGATTTTGTCATTATTGGGGCTCCTAAGGTTGTTGTGCTAGCATTTACTATAGCCTCAGTGTTGTCAATAGAAATAACTCTAACTGCAGCGTCATACTGACTTATATAAGGAGTTACACCTCCATTTACAGAAGTTTCATCTCCGTGCTTTACAACCTTAAAAAATGGCCCAGAAGAGGCAACAGCTGTTATGCTTGATACAGCGTCAAACACAACATCAACGCCAACCAAAGGAGCGCCTTTTTCTTCTTCTGACCGCAACCTAATTCTTAAATCTGTTCCTGTAGGGGTTACTGTTACACTGCTTTGCAAGTTGTTTGGTGTTATTGTTGCTAACGCCTCAGTTCCCTCTCCGCAGTCGAGAACTAAATAATCGTTTACGGCTTGACCACCTACAACAGTCGACATAGAATCAATATTCCAAGCTATAGTTACCTCAAAATCGCTATCCGCGCCATCAGGAAAAACATTAAGCTTAGTTATGGTTGGAGGTGGAACTTTGTTAACAGTATTATCATAATAAAGACGAATTTTATCGTTAACCGTTGTTCCGTCAGGAGAACCATCTCTACTTATATGTGCTTCGTAATTTGTGTTTATTTGAAATTGACCTATTTTTGCAGTAGAGTCGACAAAAGAATTACTACTTGCACTGTCAACAAAAACGTTTAAGTGTGGAGAGTCAATTTTAAGGTTGGTTGTTATGTCAAAATACTCATCGGAGTAAAACCCCATCACATCTTTTGGTTGAGATAGACTAGGATAAAACCTTGCAGTAGATTCATTCTGAAGTAAAGGTTCTTCTGAATATGAGTTTATTGCATAAGGATTTATATATATAATTTCATCTATTTCACTATACACAGAGTTATCTAACGATACCCCACCATAGTTTTCTACTAAGATGTTTTCATAACCATAATCCATCATTGGACTAGCGACACCCCCTCCGCTATAAAACGGCTTTTTAAAGTCACTATCTTGAGGTGTGTAGACAAAAACCTCCGTACCACTACTCCCTAAACAAGCAAACTTCATTTGACCCTCACCTTTTACTCCTGGACTAGTGACTGCGTAAAAGTCTGATGTCGTTATAACGTAACCTATTGAATCATCAATTAAGGCTCCGTGATTAGCAACATGATAAGCGTCTGTTGGGTGTGTTTTTGTATGAGTAAAAACGCTTGATAAAGACTCAAACCTAATGACATTAAAAGCTACTCCATTACCTGTGCTTCCTGAGCCTGAAATAGTTACAGAAAGGGTGTAGGTTGTTGAACTTGTAGTTTCAAAAGTAAAAGCTCTATCATTATTTGTGTTACCGCTATAACTTTCATTAAAAATTATATTTCCTGAATTTCCAATACCCTCCCTTAAAGAAATAGACCAAGAACTAGTAGTTTCAAAAATAACATCAAAATACACTCTATATGTTTCATATTTTGATAAGTTAAAAGTATTGTTAACTACCAAGCTAGAAGGCATAGATAGCCTATTTAAGTGAAGCCTACCCACATTGGCGCCGCCTAACACCTCAATATGATTTAACATATTGTTGTAAGACTCCCCTTGAAAGTAAGAGTAAGCAGGATACCACTTCCCAAAAGTTGTTCCTGTAATTTGCCCTGAAGCTGAACTAACTTGCCAAGCTATAGCTGAACCTGAAAATTGACTTGTTGATTGACCACCTGTATAATTACCTATTAAAACTTGCGTTGGAGTAGTGCCATTGTGAAAGTTGAAACTTAAAGTAGTTTGAACCATCTTTTCTATATTACTTGTGGCAGCCTCATCATTAAAAATGTTTTTAATTCTATAAACAACAGGTGGCATTGTGAATTGTCTATTTCCTGATGAAGAACCCATTGAAGGATATTTTGATGTAATAAATCCTTCGTTAGCGTATAAACCATTTTTTGTTTCTAAAAAAACAAGGTCATGAGCTCTTGACCCATCAGTGTCTGTTCCTGTATTTATAAAATTTATTCCTTGAGATTCATTTGATTTATAAATAATATGTCTGTCGGTATTTGGAACAGCAGAGCCCCCAACGTCTACTTGTCTGTTTGTATTACCTTCATAACAATTTGCCCCCATGTGAGAAGCTATATTTATCTTACCTGCCACCATACTGTAATCACTCCTTTCAGATGTGTAATTGTTCATTGTGGGGGGTGAATTATGAATTAAAACAGGGTTAGCTGATGGAAAGTACTGAAAGTCTTCCCTCGCCCCATTACTACTTCCCAATAAAGCCATAGGCAGCGCATTATATGTAGCAGACGTACCTTCACCTGAAACAGTTATTAAACAAGCTTCAGTAAGTATATGACCCCCATATTCTCCGTTATACATTAGAGGAATACCATTCCCATTAGGTTGAACGGTAGACGACATTAAAGCGTTTATAGTACTCACAAAGCTATTAATCTGATTACCTCCCGAAATTCCTGCAGGAATACCAACATTACCTACAGAAAAGTGTTTAACTTTCCAACCATAAGGTGTATGGTATTGATGTTTAAATGAATTCTCGGTAATTAAACCAAAGAAAGTGCTGTTAGAAAATCCTTCAGTAAAATCTAAATTATAATCAACATCAACCCCTATTTCAGGCGTATCAAGATTGTTTATGTATGATAACCCTGTAAAAAGATAATCAATAGGTGTTTTTTGACCCTGACTGTTAGCTGTTGCATAAAAATCATTAAAATCACGATTTATTATTACTGAGTTTAAATCATGAGTTTCTGAAGCCTCAGTAAATCCTTGATTTAAAATTATTTCAAATATATTTGCAGCCATCTTAACTATTTATAACATTAATGTCTTTTACAAAGCTAACATAAAAAGGTTGAGCCGATAATCGATTCCCACTTTTAATTTGAATATTTTCAGGAATAACTATTACAGGAATAAATTCTGTTGTTTTAAAATCATACATGTAAACTTCTTTACTTCTATATATCTCAGAAAGCCAATCAGCAGCAACCTTGTTTACTAATGTTGAAACAGTAAAAATCTCTGTGGTTACACCTCTTGAAACCCCTCTTTTAGATGAGTGTCTTTTAGTGTAGCTTTTATATCCTGTTTTAAACGTTGTTAATTCTTGTTCGTGAGTAATAGATAGCCCCCCCTCAAAAGTGTAAAAATCCAAAACATTGTAATCGTTTATAAAAAATAAACATACAGCATCATCACTTAGCTTGTCTGAAATGTATACGTTAGAGTTACCCGCATCAAGCCACGCTCTAGGCTTTTTTAATTTAAACTTTAATCTTTTACTTTGATAATTCGTTCCTGTTGTTAGTGTTTGAAAGAAAACTTCAATATCACCTCTTATATATTCTTCGCTAACCCCATTACCACCGTTAAGGTTGTTAAAAAGCCCGTCCTCATTAAATGAAGTATTTAAAATATACATATTTTTATCTGTAGCAGATACATCGTAATTTGAGCCGGAGTAGTCGGTAACAGAACCTTCAAGATTACTGTTTAAAGTATTAGTAGCTGTGTTAAAAAAACTATATTTTGCCAGAATTCTTGAATTTGTCTGCGATGACGGATTGTTAACAAACCAATTTAAAACAGCCTTTTGACCTAAACCTACTGTCCTAACGAGATTAGTCGGGCAGTTAGTTAAAAATTTCCAATCTACCGCGTTGTAAGCAGAACCTTTTATTATCCAATTATCTTTTTTAATATTGCTATATTGTTTAAGATTCAAATTAGAATATTCGTTTACTTGAACCATTTCATCTTTCAAAAAAATGTCAACAGCATACTTATTACCCGAAGATGGGTTTTCAACGGGGTCGTCAGCTATATTTTGAGTTAAAATATTATCCACCAAATTCCAACTTCTAGCTTCTGTTTTATATTTAATAACAGTTCGGTAAGAGTTGTTTCCTGAAGAATTTATTAACGACTGCTTATCCATTCCCTGCTCTCCAAATATTGTTGTATTAAAACCTGTAAGTAAAAATCCTTTTAACAAAGAAGATATATCTAGTCTAAATACGGGTTGAGAAGTTGTGCTAGTTGGTGTTCTGTTTACTATTTGAGGTGTTCCAACATCTATAAAAGAACCATTAACCTCAACTTTAACTTGTATAGTTATTAATTGAGGAACAGGAGAGCCACTAGTGTATGAGTACTCAACAAATAAAGGTCTGCTGCAGGTTTGAAAATCAGCGGTAGAGTGTTGAGTTAAATCGTTTGAAGTTCCAATGTTTTGTGCCATTATTAATATCTTTTAAATATTTTACCATCTCCTGTTTTTGAGAAGGTATTTATTGTCATGCTTTGAACTTCATTAAATAAATCCATAGCAACATTATTTCTTAATCTTTTTAATTCTTGTTGTATAACTAAATCAAACCAACCTATCCCGTGTTTATTGTAAGTAGCAAATCCCTCTTGTTGTATTTTTCTAGCTATTAAATATGCTACTTGCTTTCTTGTTCTTAATTTATACTTAGACTTGCTTCGATTCATTTTTATCCCCTTCTTATCCATCCAAGCTAGTATTAAATCTACAGGTGGTAGTTTTGATGGTTTGTAGTTTTTATTTATAAACCAACCATAATTCATCATGCTAATATTTAAACTAGACACGTCTCCTTTATGAGTAACTTTTGATTTTATTGATTTTATTAAATTTCCAAAAGCAACATTTTTTCTATTTAACAGCGATTGTTTAAGTTTCGTTGTTAATGCTCCACCATAAGAAGCTAACCTTTTTTTAAAATTATTATTAGCCATTAGCTCTTCTATATAAGTACTTATTTATATTTAAACACTCATCTCTTGTTTTTGCCTCACTGTAAAGTATCACGTCCTTTAATTCTGCATTTTCCATATAAGTACTACTATACTTTAAAGAGTCACTTACATGAGCAGCACCCATAAGCCACATGTGTCTCATTGACCAAGTAGAATTATCACAAATATTAATAACTGCTACAGGCTCGTTTCCTAAATGAACAAAAACTTTACCTTCAGATTGATTGTTTACAAAAGTTATAGGAGTAAATTCATTATTAATTATTTCCCCTGCGTTTAAAATATTCCCGTTTTCATGTTTTGCAACGTTTTCTTCTGTAACGGCTAAGATACTAGGTTGGCCTTGACCTGAAGTTGTCATAAAAATTTGATTAGGATATGAAGAGTGGTCTTGACCACAAAGCTGTAGCCTTACAAAAGGGAAGCCTGTGTTAGTATTATAAGTTCCACCTTCAATTATTTTAGCTGTACTAAAGAAAGTAGAAAGCCCATTAGTTAAATCTCTTTTAATCAACATGGAAATAGTCCAATCAGTTCCACCAAAACTTACATCTTTAATTTCTAAAGTTGCAGCGTGATTAAACTGACCATACGCAGGCTCAAAAATAAAAGAATCTGAAACAGTTGAATAAGCTGTAAATACTTCATCGTCTTCTAAAGTAGAACTCTTTATAGATGTAAAGCCTGTCTTGCTGCCTGAGTGCATGTCCCATGTGACTCCATGAGTAACGCTTAAAGTTACACCATTACTAGAATCGTAAAAAGCATATAGGTTTGAAGAATCCAATGTTATTGAGCCACTAGAACCAATAACAACAGAGGGTACGAGCATTTCAAATTCTATTTTACAACCATAACTTGAGTCATTACCAAACTTTTGTATTCTTCCAATATCTATCGAGTCTTTTATAAGTATATAACTTCCATCCCTTTGCGCCATAAGTTCAGAAAGCCAAGAATCAAACAGGCTTAAACAATGGTCGTAAAGTTCAGCTTGATTATCTAATTTTGTTAATTCTTGCTTGAGTATAAACGCAACAATCTCAAACTTTTCCATACCCCTGTTTACATTCTCTATTGATGAGTTTGGTATTTCAGTAATAATAGTAGGGTAGTTTATATTTTTAAGACTATTTATTTCTGATTCATACAAAACGTGATGAGAATTTAAATCATCAACATTATTTTGCGCAGCCCCAAAAGAGTCTGTTAGGTTTTTTAAAGTTTTATAATTAGAGTAACTCATTGTGTTATTTTTTTTCGTGTCTTAATTCTTGAATCTGACATTCGTAATTACTTCTAGCCGACAAAAACGCAAGATATGTAATAACTTCTCCCGTATTTGTGAGTAAAACACTATTAATCGGAGTTTCGTTAGGGTTATTAAATAACTTAGATTCTGCCATTTCATATACCGTCTTAAGCCAACCAAATTGTAAAAAATTCTTTTCATAAACGGCATTTTCTGAACTCTTTCCTCGTTTACATGGTTTAGGTACGCTACGCTGTAAATCTGAAACTTTTTGAGCAAAAAAAAACTAAAGTTCGCGCCAATAGTCATTGGTATGCCTTCAAACTTAACAGCTAACTTGTCTCTTTCTTTTTGATTCCACTCTTTCCCATTGTCAACTTGATGAGCTAGTTGATGCGCTAAATATATGACAGAGTTTTTATCTGTATATTTTGAGTTCATTTCAGCTTGAAGGGCTTCAACGTATTGACCAAATTTAGTTTGCAGTCTTAAATTTTCAGGAATTTTATATGTAACACCTTCAAATTCAAAAGACTTCATTTCTTCAGGTTTATAATTTTTTTCTAAAAACTTTAATTTGCTTACATAATCTTTAACAAACCCAATATCTAAAGCGTAAACCTCTTCCTCTGTTAATCCTGAAAAAGATTTACATATTTCAAAGTTTAGTGTAACTTCAGCGATAGAAGCTTTAGAAAGAGCTTCTTCTGATTCATCTAAATTTTCAAGAGCTTCATTAAAATCACATACAGCTTTGTTGTAATTAGAAAATGTAGCAAGAGTTACATCTTCCCAAGACTCAGGTATTTGTATTCCTTTTAATTTTTTCATATTCTTTGTTTATCTAAATGCAGTTATTCGTTTTCCTTTTCCGTATAAGTCTAAAGCAATTTGCAAACAATCAACCATGTCATCATGTCGAGCATTAGGAAATTGAGCGCATTGTGCTAAAAAGTTATCATTCCACTTTCCCTCAATTAAAGTTACTCTTTTTGCTTCGATAACACTTACAATGTCAGAAACTCTTGCAACTTTATCTTTCGAGGGTGGTTTTGATTCGATTATATTTAATCTTGTGTTTCTTCTTAAAGTTTGAACTATAGACTTACCGCTAGCTTTTGGTTCTACATATATTTTAGAACGCCTGTTATATCCATTTCTTTCACAAAACGTATATATATATTTAATTAATTCAGGAAACTCTAAGTATTTTTCTTCTACAGCTCTTATGTAATATTCTCCTTCGTACTCTGAATAACATAAAAGAGCTGAAGGGTCATTGTTTTCTTTCGATGTATAAGCGGGGTCTATTACAAAATTCCACGTCATATACTGATAATTTTCAGGAAGCCTTTTTTCTACATTAAACCACTCCTTTTTAATTACACCTCCATCCGCAGGCGCAGGAACTTGTTGTAACTGACCTGCATATTCATAACTACCTAATTGATACTTGTAGTCTTGTAGTATTTTTCTTGAAAACCTTGTATCCCAAAACAAGTCGTTTTTATAGAATTTAAGGAGTCCTTTAGGACTCAAAGCTTTTGAGTTCTCAGCAGGTATGCAAACGTGCTTGTAAGAGTCAGGATTATTTCTTAAAAGGTATCCACTTAAGTCATCCTCGTGAAGTCTTTGCATAATAATTATACGAACACCTGTTCTTGGGTTGTCTAAACGAGAGTAAAGCGTAGTGTTATACCAATCATTTGCGTGAGTCCTTTCTGCTTGAGATGCAGCTTGTTTTGGAGATATAGGGTCATCAACTATTATTATAGATGCACCCGCCCCCGTAACAGTACCTCCGACAGATGTTGCTCTTCGATTTCCTGTGTGGTCATTAACGTAGTGGTGTTTAGTGTTTTGGTCAGCTTTAATTTTAAATAAATCTCCCCAATTACTTTGAAACCACTCACTTTGTATAACATCTCTTGACTTAGCACTATGCTCAACACTTAATGAAGCCGAGTATGATGCTGTTATGAATCTCATTTTAGGGTCTTTAATCCAACACCAAACAGGAAACAAAATTGTGCACATAAGAGATTTAGATGCACGAAAGGGTACATTAATAATTAAATCCTTTGTTTTAGGTTTATCTTCTATTATTCTTTCAGCTTCTTTCTGCAATAATTGACATATATATTTATGATGCCAATTAATATCTAATTCCACTGCAGGTTCAACAACCTTAAACGCTTCTTTAAAAAACTCAAAGTAAGACATCTCACAAAGCTTGCGTTTTAAAGCATCCTTCATGGAGTTGCTTAGTTGCTCATGCTCAACAGTATCATTAGACTTTTTGCCCATTTTAGTTAGAAGCTTGTATTGAGAATATTTTACCTGATGATGTGTGCGTTATATTTAATAATGCCTTAACTTTCCCTTTCGGAGCAACATAAGTAAATGTAAATCCGTCAACTAGATTAGCTAAATCACATAAACTATTTACATCATCTCTTAAATCCCCAATAACATCTTCAATATCAGGCTCTCTACCTACAATTCCATCAGATGAAACCAAAGCAGGTTTAGTTCCTATAGCTTTTGAGTAAGTACTGTCTGTTGCTTTATCTCTTTTTGTAACTACTGCCATAATTATAAGTCTTCAAATTCTACATCCTCAACACTTTCATCAGATTCCCCTAACATTTTTTTAAGGTCACTAGCCGTAGTGTCTTGGCTTAAGTTAATTTCTATTTTATGTGTTTGTTCTTCATTTATTTGTGCCGCAAGTAATTTTGGCGTCACATAAGGTAACAATTTTACTATGCAATCTATATAATCTTTAGCGCTTTTCTCTCTAACCTCAGCTAAAGCGCTTTTTATTTCTAAAGTACTTCCTTTTAAAGCAAAAGCTAATGTTTCTCTAGTTACTTTAGTTATTTTATTAGGCTCTCCTTTCTTTCTTCCGTTAGGATTACCACTTTCTCCTTGTTTAAATTTTCTGCTTTTAGCCATTAATAACTTTTTTTCTTCTTTTTAGCTTTAGCTTTTATAGTTGGTTTAGGTTTTGTGTGATCCCAGCCTTTCTTTTTTAATTCTAAATGTTCTTTATTGGTCTTAGCTACCTTTACTTGACCTGACTTGCTGTACATTTTGTGTGGTTTAAACGCCATAACTATTTTTTTCCTCTATTTCTAGCTCTATTCTTAGAAGCTTTTTCTTTTACCAATTTACCTTTTTTCGTATGTGACATGTCCATACCATCTTTATTACCATAAGTCCCTGCTTTTCTGTTGGCTTTATTTAATTCTGAACGATATTTCTTAGCTTTAGCTGTTTTATTGTATTTTTTCTGATAATCAGCCTTTTTCTTTTTTGCTTTAGGGTTTGATGCGTAATATTTCGCACTCTTACTTTTTCCTGTACTTTTGCCTGCTAATGTATTTCGCGCCATAATATTTCATTTAATTGCAAATGTAATAAAAAAAATCGTAAAATCCTTGACTTTATACATTTTATTTTATACCTTCGCTTGCAGTTAATTGCGTAGTGAATACGAAGCTATCTAAAAACAAAGGCGCACTGTATTCTTTTCCCAAATCACCTCTGACAATACCCCCTTATTATTTCTGCGTACACCTACCCACCTCAACACTTTGGAAGCTTTTACAATTTATGTGTGGTTTACAATAACTATTCCCCACATATCGACGGTTCTATATATATAAGAACCTATATAACTACATGGAGAATGGTATGCAGTGCATAACAAACATATAGACTTATCAACATATGTGATAGTGAGCATATAGATAGTATGCAAAGCATAACAAACATATATAAGAATCTACATAGGTAGTTTATCAGATAGTACAGTATAATGGTATGCGGTGCATAACAAAAAAAAACCTGTAAAATATAGCAAAGTTATTGCAATTTATTTGCTTGGTTTGTTGAAAAGTAGTATATTAGCATAAGCGAATGAGGAAAAGGATTTCCAACAAAGCACATTAAAAAAACAAAACAATGTTATTAACAACAACAGCAACAACAAAGCAAGAATTAATAGAGGAGGTAAGAAACTGCAAAACATATTTCCAAGCCTTCAAGATATTAATTCAAATTGAAAACGATTATAATTTAAAATCATCTTTAGGAGTTGACTTTGATAATATTAAAACTGCTTTAGTTAATACCTTCAATTTAGATGAAGGCTTCGACTTTCCGTCGTCTTATGTTGGTAAAGGTTGTCTAATAAATTACGCAACAATATGTAGAAAACTAAAAATATAAAACTAAATAAGGGGAAGCTGAAAACCTTATAGAGTAGGCATATTTTTTAAACAAAACAAAATGAAGAATCTAACTTTAAATTTAACGCAAGAACAAATTTTAGAAGCAATCGCAAATTTAGACGCGAAACAAAAAAGCAAGTTATTTGCACAAACAAAAAATGATGCTGACAAGTTCAAGGAGAAAGAGAAAGCAACAGAGCAAAAAATAAAATCTTTCTTAACTGAGACTATTGAAAGCGCAATAGATAACGCGCGCGAAGTTCTAAAAGATAAATTCGAGTGTAACGAATGGGTCGAAACTTGTATTGACAGCACAAAACAATACATTGCAATAGGTATAAATTTGAATCCAAAAGTAGAAACGAACAAAGCAGACAAGAAATTTAAAACCTTTGTTAGTTTTAGAACGATAGGTGAAACAAGCACGAAAGCAGATAAAGCACAAAGCAAAGATATTGCTAAAAGTGTAAAGATTTCAAGCTATGAAAAACAGAAAGCCCACGAGAGAGCAACAAAGTAA